TAGGAAGATTACGAATGCCACTTATTCTATAAGCAACAATGCCGTCAGCAGATCCAGTTGTTGGTACTAATTGATCAAATGGGACACTGCTTTCAGAATAAGTCTCGCCATCTGCGCCAGTAATAGATGTAGTGGTGCCGCCAGCGTAGCCAGCACGTTGAGTATTAACTTCAGTGCCGCCATTGAATCCTCCTGGATTCGACGTGTTGTTCCTAATTGCATTATAGTTAGCTGCACTTGTGTTGCCTAAGTTCGTTGGATTACCAACTTCAGCATTAACTATGTCGAGTATACCCGATTGCTGCAAGTTAATAAAATCACTTGCTGCTTTTGCAATATTAGCTGGATTGTTTGCTACGTTATCTGCTTCGCGTTGGTAAATGCCTTTAGCTCTGTCATCACCTCTGTCTGTAATGATACGCAAGTCTACTTGTATATCTTCAAACAAACTTGCTATTTCTGCTAGACATGCTTGGTGAGCAATATCAAAATCAATGTGTACATGATCAGCCGGCGCTGGCGCTGAACCCGGATCAGTGTCAGTGTCACTATCCGTATGGTTGACCGTAGTTTTACCTAAACTTGCGGAATCTTCATATATATTTGCGCCTGCTATTGACATTTACATTCCTCTTTAGTATATTTATCCGAGAATTTACGCGACTTGAATATTACTAGTACTTGCTGTATATTGTTTTGCAATTTCAGTTTCAGTTGCAGCCATACAACTTACTGCATGTGCTTGTAGTTCAAACTTTGCATCAGGAGATACGCCAAACATGAAAGGTGCTAGACCTAAACCTTGCTGTTGCATAATTAGCACCATTGGCTTAAAAAGTGTATACTGTGATGGCGTCTCGCCATCCATGCGGGCAACTAATTCTTCGCCTGAGTTTAATTTGAATGAGATAATTTCGCCTACTTTAAGTGGCTTCTGAATGATCATAGTGAGTATCCTGTTCCGTTATAGTTAGTTTCTTCTAAGTATGTGCCTAGTTTATCGTAGCCACCAATTTTTGTTCCGTGTACTGTAATTTGTGGGAAGGTACGTGCTCCTGGAAACTTTTCAAGTACCTCGTCACGAGTAAAGTCTGTGCCAAGTTGGAAGTACTTGTAGGGCAACTTCCTTGCTTCGCACAAAGCCTTTGCCCTATCACAAAATGGACACTGAGGCTTGCCGTAGATTTCTATCATAAACTAAATCCTTTGATAGAGTCTGTAGTTACATCTTGCTTGATGCCGCCTACAATGTACGATTCGTTTTCTGTTTCCTGCGGAGCAACCTGCAAACCTGAACTTGACAACCAATGTTGTGTCCACGGTAGCGGATTAGTATTAACCGGTGCATCAAAGATAGCATTGTATCCTAGTGCTTTAAGTCTACGGTTAGCAATGTATTCTACATATTGATTAAGTAGAGCAGCGTTAAGACCAATCATTGATCCGTCTTTAAACAAGTACTCAGCCCAATCTTTTTCTTCTGCAACACACTCACGCCACAGTTCATATACTTCTGCTTCGCACTCTTTAGCAACCTTTGCCATTTCTGGATCGTCTTTGCCTTGAGACCAAAGCTTCAATACATGTGTACTAAGTGCTAGATGCTGTGCTTCATCGCGAGCAATAAGGCTAATAATCTTAGCACTACCTTCCATTAGCTTTAGTTCTCCAAAGCCAAATGTACAAGCAAAACTTACATAGAAACGCAAGCCTTCTAAGATGTTAACTGTCATCATTGCAAGGTATAGTTTCTTCTTAACTTCATACAAGCTACCTTCGCCTCTGTGATTAAATGCATCAGCAGCTTCAGTAAACTCGTCGTAGTGCTTAGTAACACTCATTGCTCGAGCAATAATCTTTTCGTCTTCTAAAATAGTATCAAACACTTCTGAAGGGTCAGCATACACATTTTTCATAATATGTGTGTAGCTACGTGAGTGAATTGTTTCAAAGAAGTCCCAAGTGACAATACATCCTTCTAGTTCAGGCAATGACACATGCGGCAAAAATGCTAGGCATGGACCACGTCCTTGGACACTGTCAAGTAGTGTTTGATATTTTAAATTAGCAGTAAAAATATGTTTCTGCTCAGGACGAAAGTTTGCAAAGTCAGCTCTATCTTTTTGCAAACTTACTTCTTCTGGACGCCAAAAATATCCTAGCATTGTTTGATTAAGTTTATCAAACACTGGAAATTTAAACACATCATATCGCTGTGTGTTTTGATCTGCTCCGAAGAACATATCTTGTTTTGTGAAGTCTACTTTTTCACGGTTAAAAACTGTCTTTGCCATTCTCTCTTTAAATCCTGTATATGTGTCTTACTTTATTATTATAGCGCAGTTGACTCTATTAGTCAACCACTAATTTATTATATATTACAAGCTTCACAATCTTCATCGTCGAACTCTAAACTTGCTGCCGACTGCATTAGCTGTTCTAATGGTTTTTCATCTTCTAACTCATTAGGATCTACTTTGTAATCATATGTGTTCTGATAGTAACTTGTCTTCCAACCCATTTTATAAGTTGTTAGTAGGTCATTCATCATTACACTCATTGGCACTTCGTTATCTGGAAACTGTGTTGGGTTATAACTCCAGTTGCCACTAATAGCTTGGTCAAAGAACTTTTGCATTACTGCAACTACATTAATGTATCCAGTGTTGCTAGGCATGTCCCACAACAATGTGTAATGGTTCTTTAGCGTTTGATACTGCGGAACAATCTGTTTAAGAGGCCCTTTCTTTGACTTTTTAACGGACAAGTATCCTCTAGGTGGCTCGATTCCATTGGTTGCGTTCGACACAACGGAACTGCTTTCCGAAGGCATTTGTGCGGACAATGTGCTGTGCCGTAATCCGTGCTCAAGGATGTCTGCGCGAAGAGTATCCCAATCATAATTTAACTTGTGCTCCACAATAGTATCAACATCTTTCTTATAAGTGTCTATAGGAAGGATGCCATCACTGTATTTAGTGCGGTTAAAGTAATCACAAGGACCACGCTCTTGTGCAAGTTTGTTACTTGCTTTTAACAAGTAATACTGGAATGCTTCTGACAAGTTGTGTACTAACTGCCATGCCTCGGAGTCATCAAACTTAACATGATTCTTAGCTAGATAGTGTGCTAAGCCAATATAACCTACACCTAAGCTACGGCGTGCCTTAGTTGACTTCTCCGCGGCAAGAATTGGATACTTTTGGTAATCAATAATCTCTTCTAGCGCACGTACTGCAAGCTCACATAGCTCTTCTAAGTCGTCTAACGCACGTAGGGTGCCTACGTTAATAGCTGACAGAATACATAGCGCAATTTCGCCTTCTTCGTCATCGATGTGATTAAGTGGCTTAGTTGGTAATGTAATTTCTTGACATAGGTTACTCATGTAAACTTTGTCTTTAAACGAACTGTGTGTATTACAGTGATCAACATTCATAATGTAAATGCGCCCTGTCTCTGCACGTTCTTTAATTAGAGCAGAAAACAATTCCATTGCTGGTACAGTCTTCTTTTTAATACTTGTGGCACGTTCAAATTTCTCGTATAGTTCTTTAAACGTAGCTGCGTCACCAAAGTATGCTTCGTACAAGCCTGGTACATCGTGTGGGCTAAACAACGTAATGTCGCCGCCACTAAGCAGGCGTTCGTACATAGTTAGGTTAAGTTGTATCGAGTAGTCTAACTTGCGTACACGGTTGTCTTCGGTGCCCTTGTTGTTCTTTAGTACAAGGATGTCTTCAATCTCTTGATGCCAAAAAGGAAAATGTGTAGTTGCACTGCCGCCGCGTACACCATTTTGTGTACAACATCTTACTGTTGCTTCAAACTTCTTTAGGAACGGGACAATACCTGTGTGTGCTACTTCGCCACCTCTAATACGAGAATTTACTCCTCTGATGCGGCCCGTATTAATTCCGATACCCGCTCTTTGTGCAGTGTATCTACCAATCGACATATCGCTTGCGAAGATACTATCAAGGGTATCGTCAGTATCAACAAGTACGCACGAAGCAAACTGTCGCACAGGTGTTCTAACGCCTGCCATAACTGGCGTTGGGATATTAACTTTAAAAAGTGAGGTTGCATCGTAGTATCTCCTTACATAATACATACGTGTTTCTGTTGGATAATTGGCAAACAGAGTTGCAGCAATCATCATGTACATGAACTGGGGACTCTCAAATATCTCACCGTTGGAACGATCCTGTACAAGATATTTGTCAACTACTTGACGTAATCCTGCATAGGTAAAGTTTTCATCTCGCTTGTGTCGAATGTAACTGTCTAATGTAGTAATTTCTTCTGCTGTATATTTTTCAAGAATCTCTTTATCATATACGTTGCGTTTAATATTTCGATCAATATTTTGCTGTAATGTAATTGCGTTGTATTCGCCGAACACCATCTTGTTTACGCTGTAGCTTAACAAACGTGCTGCTGCATACTGATAGTTAGGCACATCTAAACTAATAAGATCGTTTGCGCTGCGTACAAGAACTTCTTGGATTTCATTAGTACTCATGCCGTCATAGAACTGTATATTTGCATTCATTTCGATTTGACTACTACTAACACCTGCTAAATCTAAACAGGCATGCTCAACAACTTTGTGGATTTTATCTATGTTGAGATGTTCTTTTGTACCGTCACGCTTGACGATCATTGTTCCATTTGACATTCTTTTTCCTCTTTAATTTATAAGGTATTTATTATTGATTAGGTAGGGCATGGACAAGTTCAGAACGCAAATTTGTTGGTAATTCATTGCTGTGTACATGTGTTTCTCCGGTGAATCCGATTACTCTTTCATCGACATATAGTAAGTAATAAGTTGATGAGTTTTTAAAGTCTCGTGTAATATGTATCTCGTAAGATGCCTGGGATAACACATCAGTTAACTGCAAGGTGTAACAAATTGCAAGTATCTTTACAAAGGCACAATAATTATTTTCCTCTAATAATTCCCATGCAGTTGGCCAGGTACTAGGAGTAAAGGGATCTGCTGCAATCTTACAACTAGGTGCTCGATTATAGAAGTTAATTGCTTCTTGTATAGGATCTGCCGCAGTTTCTAGTTCGCTACGAAACTCACGCCAGAGTGCCAATCTGTCTTCGTATTTTTTATCAAACATTACGTTATGATTTAATCTTAACCTTATAGTACATTATAGCATTATCGCTTACAGTTAAGTTTAACATCATAATAGCGGTTGTGTCAACCACTGTATCGCCATTTTCATCATAATTCTGTGCTTTAAATTTTAAATTCTCAGCATAAGTGCTACTACCTGTATAATCGTACTCATCTGATAGATTATACGTATCATTTGCAGGATCAACTACAAGTGATATTGTTCCTGTTCTTGATGCTGCTACATAACTACTTTTGTATATGTAATCAATTTCGTAACCTTTAACAGTATTAGCCGGCAATCTAAATAATTTAGAGTACTCGCCTGATTGTCCGATTATAAGTTTATGTGTCGTTCCAAAGTCTGTAATAGTCGGACCTTCAACTTCTGGATAATAAACAACACCATTTTTATAAGTTTCATCGTAGCCTAATTCTTCACTACGCTCAAACCAATCTCCTTCACTTATGTTTAGTGAGTCAGAAAACTTAATAATTGAAAACGCTGACACTGCTGCACTGCCGCCTGAGTTGCCAACATTATAGAATTTATTATCTTTACTAATATTAGTTGTGCCGTTAGAAACATGTATAGCATGTTTAAAGATATTATCAAATTTACTATTAGTTATAGTATTATTATTTGGACCAGTTATCATACCACTTGTGCCCAGTACTGTGTTTATTCCAAGGGCAAAGCCGTTCTGCAATGTATCAAATGTACAATCTGTCCAAGTATTGTCTTTTATATCATTGTCTGATCTAACACCATACTGGAATTTCTTTACAATAACATTATCAAATGTATTATTATTTGAACTAACTGCCGTACTTAATGAATCTATTTGGATAGCACATTGAGCGCCAGTAACGCCTAATACATAATCGCCAATTAATATAACATCTTTAAACGTGCTATCTTTACAACTATCTAATAATAAAGCTTGGTCTGTAGAATTAATAGTTAATCCAGATATAGTAATATTTCTTGCTTGGTTAAGCGTTGTACTTGTACTGTCGTTGGCATAACTTCCTGGAGTACTTGTTTCATTTACTGTTTGGAATGCAGTGTAATTGCCTGCATTAATAACAGTTTTATTAGAGCCAGCGCCGCGTATAGTTGTGTAGGGTGGTAGGTAAATGGTACCAGTAGTATTATACTCACCAGCTTCAAATATAAGTTCTACCCTTGCTGCGGTAGTTCCTTTGTTTGATGCGTTAAGGTATAGCTGATCAATTGCACGTTGTAACGCAACTGTTTGATCTGTTCCGTCACCTAGAGCGCCAAATGCACGGATACTTATTCTATCATCAAGTCGTTGCTGTAATGTACGTAGTATAGGATTGTTAGCTGAACTTCCTGTTTGAATATTTGTTCCGCTATTATATTCATATGTTTTTGCAAACTCAAATAGGTTATCAGTTTCGTTAAGTAGTTTAGTATTGCCTACAAA